CATACCTAATCAGAATAAATGAAGGGAAGTATGCTATCATATAAGTGAATTAGGAGGCCTTTATGTTTAAAGAAGAAACACAACTTAGTTTGTATCACCTAGACAAGAACACTCTTGAGCAACCTGCTCTTTATGAGGAATGGTCTAGGAAGTGGGCTGATGCTGTGGATCATAGGGATAGAATGAAGGATTGTGTGTCCATAGTTAAGGCGGAGGTAGACGAGGAGATAAGGAAGGATCCATCTTTCTATGGATGGAACTCGGACAGGTCTCCAACAGAGACCTGGATAAGCAATAAAGTGCTTCTGCATGAAAGGGTTAGAGAAGCGAATATCAATCTTATTAAAGCACAACATGATGTAAATATATTTGCATCAAAGAAGGAGACCCTTGAGCATAGAAAGAAAGCTCTTGAGATTTTAACAGACCTTTATAAGGGGAATTACTTTTCCACCCGAAGCAGGTCTGGGGAACGATATGAGGAAGCTCATATGAACGCTCAAGAGGAACAGGAGAGGGCGTTGGAAACTACTCCACGCTCTTCCAGAAGGAAAAGGAGTGAATCATGATGGAGGCTCTTAAATGGATTGTATTTTCTATGCTTGGGCTGTTTGCGGTGTATGTGCTCACTCGTATCATATCACGGGCAACATTCTTATCATGGTTTGAAATTAAAAAGGAATTTGAAAATAAATCTAAAAAAGAAAAGGAGTAATTATGGACGCAAAAACAAGACGGAAATTGTATCGGGAGGAAGTACGGAAAGCACAGGAAGAAAGTTACACCACCAAAGATGATAGTGGGAAGTTTAAATCAGTGTTCCGTGACATTCCTGGTGGATTGTGGAAGTGTAAGGAAGGATCACACAGCATAAACATCCTTCCCTTCATTGCAGGTAAAAACAATCCAAACAGAAGTGAGGGCAAACCCACTTATTTACTCGACATTTTTATTCACACAAAGGTTGGAGTCAACGAGGACAGTTATTTGTGCCTCAACAGAACCTATAAAGGGAAGAAAGACTGCCCCATATGTGAGTATCAGGCGAAGTTACGCAAACAAGAAGAATATGATGAAGCTGAGGTCAAAGCATTGAGCCCAACACGAAGGGCGGTGTATAATATACAAGTGTTGGATGACAAAAAAGAATCAGATAGAGTCCGAGTATTCGATGTTTCTCATTATCTATTTGAGAAGGAATTGATAGAGAGGGCTGAGGGAATGAAAGGAGGACGTGTTCTATTCGCCCACCCAGATGAAGGTAAAGTTATTACCTTCAAGAGAAGAGGGAAAGGTCCGACGGATACTAAATATGCGCCATTTGACTTTGAACCAAGAGAGGAAGAAATCACTGATGAGCTTCTGGATAAAGTACTTTGTTTGGATGACTACCTGATAATACCCACTTATGAAGAGGTAGCTCAAGCATTTTTTGGAAAAGAGGAAAGTGGGCCTCTTCGAAAGGCAAAGAATGAGCAATTGGAGGAAGAACCTCCTGTAAAACAAATGTTGGAGGAGGAGGTAGAGAAGGAGGAGAAAGTTAAAACAGAGGGGAAACTAAAAGAGGAAGAAGGGGAAGTAGGGGAGTTCATGGAATGCCCATACGGGTACGAATTTGCAGTGGATATTGATTCCTATGACGAATGCCTCAGTTGTGAGGTTTACGGAGATTGCCTAAGTGAGTATGAAGCTATCCAGGCAGATAAGGAAGAAAGAAGAAAATCACGAGCGGCAGCGAAGGAGTCCGCCAAACCAACAGTCCCACGTAGGAGTAGCAGAAGATGAGTAGAAACAGGTCAAAGGATGTTGAAGCGAAAAAAACGCCGCCTTTGACGAGGAGAAGAGATATGATTTATCTCTTATCAACCGGAAAGTGGAGGTGGCTAAGGTCATCTCCACTGGTTCCACTCTTCTCGACCTTGAAATCAGTGGCAGGCGTAGGCGTGGTGGTGGCATTCCTGGTGGTATTATTGTTGAAATATCAGGAAGACCTGGAACAGGAAAAACGGCACTAGCCGCAGAGATTTGTGCCTCCGCTCAAAATAAAGGTGGTGAAGCTCGTTTTGAAGACCCTGAAGCACGGTTGGATCAGGAGTACACGCAAACATATGGAGTTTGTCTTGCAGAGAACTTTGAATATAACAGACCAGACACAGTAGTAGAAATGTTTACCCATTTATGGGAGTGGAAACCAAAAAATCTGGAATTGATTAATGTCTTTGCAGGGGATTCGGTAGCCGCCCTTTCCACAGAAATGGAAATGGAGGAGGAGGACAAGCGTGGACAGAAGAGGGCGAAGGATTTTTCTCAGGAATTACGAAAATCCGCTCGTCTGATTGCTCATAATAATCTCCTTGTCGTCTTTACAAATCAAGTAAGGCAAGGGGATATGGGGGATGTCACACCTGGTGGAATGGCTCTTCCCTTTTACGCCTCCCTCAGATTAAGAACTGCGCTGGCAAAGACAACTCCCTACTTTTTACGAGAGAAGTCAATTGGGTCTAAGAAGGTCACTAAAACATATGGAATCCGTACTGTTGTGAAAATAATTAAAAGTTCCGTTGACGTTCCTTTTGGAGAAGCCCCTGTATCTATCATATTTGGATATGGGATTGACACCATTCGAGATGAATTACAATTTTATAAGGACATAACAGGAGATTCCCAATATAATTGTTTCACGAAGAACTTCTCCCTAATGGAAGGTGCAATTCATTACATCGAAGAAAATGGTTATGAGATGCAGTTAAAGGAAAGGACTATTGACTTGTGGGAAAGCGTACAGGAAAAGTTTGCGGTTTCAAGGAAGGGGAAGATGAGAATCTGACCATTATTGTAGATTCCAATGGACTTGCACATCGGGAGGCACATAAACTTAGCAACCTGTCTTATGAGGAAAGAAAAACGGGAGTCCTTTTTGGGTTTCTTAGAGAGGTTTTAAAACTTCATAGGACATATGAGACCAGTAAATTTATTTTCTGTTGGGACTCTCCTCTTTCCTCCTCAAAGAGGAAGGAGGAGTACCCTAAGTACAAAGAAAATAGAAAGGGTTCTAAACTGGAAGCCGAGATATATGAGCAATTTGATTTGCTGAGGACGGAAATTTTACCTGACATTGGATTCCGAAACATCTTTGTTGCAGAAGGGTATGAGTCGGATGATTTGATTGCTGAGCTCGTTCATTCTAATAAACGAAACTTCATAATAGCCACCTCTGATAATGACCTTTATCAGTTATTAGTTGATGGTTGTGTTTGGATATACAGCTTACATACAAAGAAGGAATACACAGAAGCGGACTTTCATACTGAGTTCAATACAACTGTAGACATATGGTATAAAATAAAGGCCGTATCAGGATGCAAAACCGATAATGTAGAAGGGGTACTAGGAGTAGGCACAATCACAGCCATTAAATATTTTAATGGCACACTCTCACCAAATACTGAGGCGTTTAAAAGGATAGGTAATAATCAAGAACTTATTAAACGAAATGACAGACTTGTGAAACTGCCTTATCCTGGCACTCCTCATTTGCGGATAAGACGAGACAATTTATCCATTGATAATTTCATAAAAGTCTGCAACATCTTTGGATTTAATTCCTTTTTACAGAAGGAGAATTTTAGCAAATGGAAGAATTTTTTGATGTCATAACTATAAAAAACTTTCAAGCACACAAAGAGACCACTCTTGAACTTAGTGAGGGATTGAATGTTATTACTGGAGATACTGATTCTGGTAAATCTAGCATCCTCCGAGCGTGTCGATGGCTTTCTGAAGGACGTCCAACAGGGGATTCCATAAAGAATTGGAACAGCCCTGATGAAAAGACAGAGGTGGTACTCTGCACGAAAGATAATAAAAGAATAGGGAAGATCCGAAAGGATAAAACTGTCTATTCTTTTGGAAGAAAAGTCTATGAGGCTACAAAAACGGAAGTGCCTCAAGAGATAAGGGACTTTTTAAATCTGTCTGATATTAACATCCAAACACAACATCAGAGATATTTCCTGTTGGATGATTCTCCTGGTGAAGTTGCCCGGAAGTTAAATGAGCTTGTTGGTTTGGATATAATAACTACTATCTACAAGCGAATCAACCACAAGATAGCGAGCGTAGAGGAGGAAATAAGACGTGATACAGATGAGATGAAACGCATCCAAACAGAACTTGATGAATTGCTTTATATCGAAAAGTTTGATGCTTCCTTAAAAAAGCTAGAATCGTTAATTGAAAAGAAGACGGTAATTGAAAAGAAGCATGGTCTCGTTTGTTCTGCTATACAAAATTTTAACGAGATTGAGTCTGAAATTGAAAAGTTGACACCTGTTCTCAAGATAAAGGAGAAAGTAGAATCTCTTTATGATAGTATATTGGAACACTCTCGATTGGTAGAGAAAACGACAAAGGTGGAAGATTTAATCAGACGTGTCGCTCAATATGAGGCAAAAATTAAAGAAATACAAGTACAGTTTATTGACCAAGAGGATAGTGTCAATCAAATGCTGGAGGACATAAAGAGGTATAATGTCCTCAATCAGGAGTATATGGAAACGGAGGAGTTATTGAGACGAATGGGCGATGTAGATAATTGCATAGCAGAACAGGAAGCTGTCCTTAGGAAAAAGGAGAGCGAGTATAAAACTTTTGTGAAGGAGTATAAAGTATGCCCTCTCTGTAAGAGCCCCCTGCCGAAGGAGGTGCCTTTATGAAGCTCTTGATAACAGGGGATATACATTTGACGAATAGGCGTCCGAGAAATAGAGTGGATGACTACAAACAAACGTGCCTAACTAAGTTGAAGTTTATCCTCAATAAAGCAGAACACATGAAGGTAGATTTTGTTTTAATGCCAGGGGACTTATGGGACTCACCAGACCCATCCTACGACTTTTTTACGGAAACTTTGACCACGATAAAGAAACACCATTTTGTGAGAATAATAACAATCGCTGGTCAACACGACCTCCTTCATAGAAGATTTCAAAATACCGCTATGCGAGCGTTAATCTCCTCTGTGGAGAACATAATATATCTGTCTTCTTCTGGGGATTATTCTTCTGAATACCATCATGGTAAATTTGTTTTTCAAGGGTCGGGATTTGGAGAAGAAATTCCTCCTATAAAAGAAGAATGTTTTAACATTCTCCTTACGCATAGGATGATTATCATGAGTAAATTATGGGAAGATCAAACTGACTACGAATACGCCTCCGCTGTTATAAGAAGACATAAATATAATTTGATTGTCAGCGGTGACAATCATAAGAGTTTTGTGTATAAAAGTGGGAAACGTATTCTCGTCAACTGTGGAGCAATGATGCGCTCACATATAGATCAAACAGACCACCTTCCACAAGTTGTTTATATTGATACTAATGATATGGAACCACAACCTATTTTTATTCCAATTATCCCAGCAAAGGAGGTTTTCAATATGGAGAAAGTTATACATGAAAAAGCAGTCAATGAGAAAATATCTGCTTTTGTAAATGGTCTTTCTACATATAAGGCAACGGAACTTTCTTTTACGGATAATTTAAATTCCTTCATTCAGAAGGAAAAACTAGACCCTGTTATAGTTGACATAATAAAGGAGTGCATGTATGAAGAGAATAACTGATAAATTAACAACCTTAATGAAAGAAATAGAAGCAGCCAAAGAAAAGGCATCCACTCTCAAGGGCAGGAAGGAAGAAGCTCTCAAAAGATTAAAAGAAGATTTTGGTTTCTCCTCTAAGGAGCAAGCAGACAAATGGTTGGATAAGACAAAAATATCCTTGGAGGATATGGAAGAAAAAATCCGAGAGGATTTTGAACGTCTGAAGGAGGAAGTCTCGTGGTAGAAATAGAAACTGTTGTACGAGATTGGAGGGCTAAAATTGAGCATAAGAAGGCACGGAGGGAATTCCTATCCTCCCAGATGGAAAAGAGGGAGTTGATAAAGCAAAATCTTGTAAAACGCCATTCCAATACATTGCTCGCCCGGACGGTTATCCAGAAAGTAGCTGAGGAAACTCAGAAGGTGCTGGAATTTCAAATTAGTAATCTAGTGAGTACTGCAATAGAGGCTATCTTTCCAAACCCCTATAGATTTGAACTCCGTTTTATACAGAGGAGAAACAAAACAGAGGCGGATCTTATTTTCATTAAGAACGGGAATGAGACGGATGATTTGCTTAATTCTGCAGGTGGTGGGGTGGCAGACATCGCCTCCTTTGCTTTAAGAATTGCTTTTTGGTCCATTAGAAAAACTAGGCCGTTTATGCTTCTTGATGAACCAGGAAAGTTCCTCAGCAGAAACCTCCAGGCAAACTTTTCTCTGTTTATAAAGGAGTTAAGCACCTCTCTCAAACTACAATTCTTAATGATTAGTCATATTCCCGAAGTTGGACACTCAGCGGACAGAGTTTTCTATTGTGTGAACGAAGAAGGAGTAGCTAAGGTGAGCAGGAGAGATAAATATGAACCTAACTTCCAATAAGCGAGCCGGTCGGAAATATCAGACTACCATAGCAAATATTATTGGTGGCAAGTCAGTTGGTACCATTGAGGGACAAGACATTTCCCATGAGATATGGAGTGTGGAGGCCAAAAAAAGGAAGAGTTTTGTGGCAGTAAATTGGATGAATCAGTGCATCCGAAATTGCCCAGAAGGAAAAACGCCAGTTGTTATGGTACATATAACTGGTAAGAGGCATGAAACTGACCTTGTTATAATGACCCTTAAAGATTGGACGGATTGGCATGGTTATCAAATTAAAAAAAGTAGGAGGAAAAAAGAATGTTGATTGGTTTTCTTGGGAAAAAGGAGGCTGGTAAAACGACATCGGCTATGTTTTGGAGGGATATGAGAACTGCTTATATTCAATCATTTGCGAGCGCATTAAAAGATATGCTTGTTAAAGCAGATATAATCACCGAACAGCAAGCAAGAAGTCAAACCAAACCGCCGCATGTTCGAGAGCTCCTTCAGAAGATAGGCACCAATATTATTCGCAGTCAAATTGATGAGGACTTTTGGGTGAAAAAGATGGCGGACAAAGTTTCTACCCTTGATGCGTTAGACGGAAGGAAGGATGTTGTCATAGATGATGTCCGTTTTATAAATGAAGCCAAATTTATTACCGACAGAGGGGGGGTTTTGATCCTCATACAAAGACCTTCTCTTGAAAACACAGATACTCACAGGTCAGAAACCGAATTAGAAAAAATACGCCCTCACTATACTATAATTAATGATGGTAGTTTAGATGATCTTAAAAACAAAGTTGAGGTCATAATGATTAAATGTATGAATACCAATTTTCCTATAATAGGGAGAGGGTGATTAAAATGATAAACATCCGTATATTCTCCACAAGATTATCCTTGTATTTCTTCAAACCAATTCGTTCCTTCCTGTTCAATAGTTTGTTCTGGTTGTTTCACATTGGTCAAATAAGGCAATGTTTACAAACTATGAAATATTATAAGAGTCTACCTCTTAGAAAACTAATGGGCTCCTTTGTATGGATGAAGGATAAGGAAGGGGATTGGTCTCCTTGGCCAATTACCATTGTTGCGAGAGGTCTTAAAGATGATTGTGATGGTGCCGCTGTCTTAGCGAAATGGCATCTTAAAAAAAATGGATTCTCTTCAAGAATAATCCATCTATTTTCAGAGGACATGAAGGTTGGTCATGATATTTGTATGGTGGAAGGAGAGAGTTTCTTTGTAAGCAATGAGTCTATTATAGAGATAAATAATCCTCAAAATTGGAAGGAGTCTTTGTTTCGCTCTTTTGGTTATCAATACACTCATATCCTTTAAACATAATTTAAGGAGGTAGATATGAAGGTAAATAATGCCAATCTTTGTATGAACTGTGATGAATTATTTGTTGGAGAGACTTGTCCGAGTTGCTTGTCACATCATTACCACCCATTAAGGAAATGGTTTCACCCATTAGTTTCTTTTGAAGAAATAAAGGAGGCGAAGAATGTACTCAAGACCAGCAATAATACGATACAAGAAAAATCAAAGGGGAGCATATATTCTTCTGCTAATGTCGCTTCTCTTCTTCTGTATGGTTCCAAACTCAATATCCCATCAGTCGGAGAAGGATGTCAAAATGACAAGGCAGGAAGTTTATCACAAGCTGATCGAATTGAATCATCCAAATCCAAAGTTAGTGAAAGCGATAATCCATGTGGAAAGTAAATGGGATCCAAATGCAGTTTCCTCAAAGGGAGCAATTGGTTTGATGCAAGTATTACCCAATTCTGGATGGCACTTCACCAGATTTTCCCGTGCCGACTTATTTGATATAGAAAAGAACATTCAAGCTGGAACCACAATATTAAAGTATTATCAGAATACTAGTCCTACTCTGAGAGTGGCTTTGAATAGATACTCTGGCGGCTCTGTAGGTTATTATGAGAAGGTATTAAAAGCAATGAAGCAGGCGACATAGGGGGTACGGAAATGGTAATTTCTATCAAAGAAGATGGTTCTGATTATAAAATATATGCCTTCTGGTGTTATGAAGGGAGGGATGCTTTGAGGCAATTTATTGAAAATTGTGCGGAGATGGAAAACGAGGATGTGTTTCCATTGAAAATAGAGATGCCTTGTGGGGAGAAATATGAATTTCTTATGTGGGAAGAAATACCAACTAATTCTCTCCCTTGCAGATGTGGAAACGAAAATCATTACATATTCAAATATTTTTATCACTAAGGAGGTTCTATGTTAAAAGTTATTCTTGTAGGAGATCATCCTGAAGCGACTACTGGCAACTCTCATATGATGACAGGCATAGCCAACCAGTTATCAAGCGCACCAGATGACTTCCAACTGATGATCTACGCCATCAACCCACGCACAACAATCAGAGGAGAGGAGGCCTTCTCCCCCCCGAAGTGGAATGTTATTGACATGCACAGTCCGCAACGCCCAAATATTTGGATGCCACCACTAATTCAATTAGTCAGTGGGGAACCAATTGATGCCATTGTTTTTGTTGGCCTTGACGTGTGGACATTTGCCCCAATTTTGAAACCACTTCAAGAATTAAAACGCCACCGTTCTTTCATAGTCGGTTCTATTTTCCCATATGAATTTATAAATGTGCGGTCAGAATGGATAGAATGGTTGAATATGATAGACCTCCCACTTGTCTATTCAAAATATGGATATAATATGTTGAAGGAACAGGTCAGACATGTTCAATACTTTCGACCACCCCTCTACGATGCCGAACAATTTGTACCGCTATCTAAGACAGAGAGAACGGCCATCAAGCAACGTCTATTCAGTAATTTTGTCAATGATTCCCATTTCATATTTGGTTTTGTTGGCCACAATCAAATACGAAAAGACCCACAGCGGGCTATCAAAGCCTTCTTTGAAGTAAAAAAGAGGGTGCCAAATGTGAAACTCTATCTTCATACAGAGACCACAGAAGGAGAGTTTAACCTCATTCAATACATCAAGGAATTTGGTGGGGAATTTGCAGACATATTCATAAAAAAGCAAAATTATCAATATTCCACAAAAGGAATGGTGGAAGTATATAACAGTATAGATTGCCTATTAAATACTTCCCTTCAAGAAGGGTTAAGCTGGACTTTACTTGAGGCTATGCTTTGTAAAACACCAGTTCTTGCCAGTTATAACACTGCTCAAATGGAACTGCTTGATGATGGTGCTGGTATTGGCGTCCCTTGTGAAGAAATTGCTTACCTACCAATTATAATAAACCCAGAAGAAGGAGTCGCTTCCATAGAAAGCAGAGCTTGTTCCTTCTACTCTCTCGTAAATGCTATGGAAAAGATTGTGAAGAATAAAGAACTAAGAGAGGAAACTGCGGAGAAGGGGTGTCAAAGAGCACAAGAATGGGTAGCTGGTGTCGACAATCTTTGTGGTCCTCTTCTTCTTGCCACTCGATACAATAAAGCCGCCTCAATCATCATAAAGAAAGAAGGGGTGCTCTTCGCCCAACACTCAGCGGCTGGCGATGTTCTTATGACTACAAAGGCATTGCCTGGTGTACGGAAAATGTATAATGGTCTCCCCCTCACATACATGACCAGTATTCAGTATATGGATATTCTAATCAATAATCCTTATGTCGATAGAATAATCCCCTGGAACGCTAAGGAACTACAGCGGTATGAACATGTACTTAATCCACATGGAGACATTATCTCACCAGGTCATTGGGGGAGAAACAGCAATTCACTCCTCTCCGACTTCTATTGGAAGATACTTAAGGTGGAAAAAAGCCCGTTCTACATAGAACAACTCCGTCCTCGCCCAGAGATTGCTGAACTTATCGAAGACTCTGAATACCCCATTTGTATCCTCCATACTACTGGCGGCGACCCTGCTTTCCGTACATATAAATATATGTGTGATGTAGAAAAGGCTATTTCAAGTCAATATCTTACCATACAAATTGGTGGGGCAAATGATTTCCCTGCAAACGCACAGATAGACTTGAGAGGAATGCTCTCTTATAGAGAGGCGGCTTGGGTAGTTGCCCGGGCAACTATAGCGGTAACTGTAGATTCTTTTATAAGCCATCTTTGTGGAGCTCTTGGAATATCTCAAATTTGCTTATTTGGTTCTGGAAATGTGAATGTAGTTAAACCAGATCAGGTGAAAGGAAAATTAATTACAATGTCTCCTGATTATATTAACGATTGTAAAGGACTTGGTCCATGCTCCGCCACAGTAAGGGATTGTCCTCTTCCTTGCACAAGCATACACAATCCAACTCTTATTATACAAAATATAAAACTACTGGAGGAAAGTTTATGAAACCATTAGTCGTTGCAAGTAATCTATTCAATGAAATTGCTCAGTGTGAAAAGTGGTTAGACAATATGCTGAACATAGCAGATGCTGGGATTGTTATCGTGGATACTGGTTCGACAGATGGCACACGAGAGTTCTTCATGATGAAAATAGAAGAGGGCTTCCCCATTATATTCATAACAGATGATATTATCCTTCGAGAAGGATACGGTCATGCCCGAAATCATCTCCGACAAATGGCAAGATTGCATTTCCCAAATGCACACTGGATGGCATATTTTGACGCAGATGAAAGAATCCTCCCAGAGGACTATCATAAACTCCGTTTTATGAAGGATAACCTCACCGAAAACTATGATGTAATCGCCTTCCCCCGCATTGATTGGAAGGATGATAATATGTCTACTATGGCAAAGGACTGGAGAGTATATCCTGATTATCAGGCACGAATGACCAGATTGAGCAGCCCAGTCACATATGTGCGAAAATTGCACGAGCAAATTACAGGGCATAATGAAATTTATGCCACACTAAACAACCCAAAGATACACCATTTTCATAGAACAGCTGGTCAGAAGAAGCGAGACTTCATTGGTTTGGTTTGTGCTAAGTTGCACATGGAAGATAAAGAATATGGCTCCTCTTATCCAGAGCATCATAAGGAGGCTATGTATAGGGAGCGTTTTTTAAAGGAAGGATTGGGGATGAAAAATGAGTAAAGAAAATCAATTCACTTCAACAGGTATAAAATTACTCCACCACCCCTTTGCCCTGGCTCAGGCGAAGGCTGGTTTAGCAATACCTATTTCCCTACAAATAAGTCCAACATCTAAATGCAACCTCAATTGTGTCTTCTGTTCCAATAGTAATCGGACGAAGGAGGAACAACTGCATTTCTCAGAAATACAAACACTATTAACTGCGATGAAAAGCAGACACTTGAAAACAGTTGAGTGGACTGGTGGTGGAGACCCTACTCTTTACCCCGAAATAGAAGAGTGCATTTCCTACGCCAATAATATTGGATTGAAACAAGGGTTCATTACAAATGGCATAAAATTTGCGGAAAATATATCTCAGGAGCATAGAAATATACTTCACTGGGTGAGAATCTCTATGAACTGTTTGGATTACATAGATGACATTGAGATACCAACCATTGAAGGTACTCTTGGATTTAGCTACGTCATGAATACGGAAACTTCTAAGAGGTCCTTGGACACTCTCAAGCTATATGTAGATAAATACAAGCCAGCTTATGTACGAATAGTTCCAAATTGTATAGCCACAGATGAGGAACAGGAGAGAAACAATAAGGTATTATCTAGTATTGTAAAATCTTGGGGGGAGCCCTTCTTCTATCAAGAGAAGATATTTAAAAGGCCAACACAATGCTGGTGGGGATACTACAAACCTTATGTCGGACAAGATGGATTTGTGTATCGTTGCAATTCAGTGGTGCTAAATCATGATGCTGATCGTCAGTTTCAAGATAAATACAGATGGTGTAGAATTGCAGACCTTCCATACTTATATGATTGGCATATGATTCCTTTTGACACGAAAGATTGTAATCATTGTGTATTTACCACACAAAATAATCTTATTGATAGTATTGTCAATCCAAATGGACAGGAGGATTTTGTATAATGGAAAAACTACATATTGGAGTTGGTAAAGTTTACTTGCCAGGCTGGATAAACGTGGATATATTCGGTAATGTTAAGGCAGATATTTATTGTAATGCTCTCGCATTACCATATGAAAGAGAGAGATTTGACCTTATCTATTGTAGTCATATATTGGAACACTTTAATAGGCACTTCGTCTTAGCCGCACTCACTCATTGGCGAGACCTTTTAAGGTCAGGGGGGATACTACGTCTCTCCGTACCAAACTTCTCTGCTATTTGTCGAAGATACCAAATTACACACGACCTAAATGAAGTAATGGGTCTCTTATATGGTGGACAGGAATCCTTTTTGAACGCCCACCACGTTGTTTTTGACGAGAAACTTCTTACAGAATACCTCTCCATGGTCAAATTTAAAACTATAAGACCATGGGACTGGAGGTCTACTGAACACACTTACTTTGATGACTATTCCCAAGCATATCTACCTCACATGGATAAAGAAAATGGTCTTCTTATGAGTTTAAATTTAGAGGCAATTAAGTAGGAGGCGAGAAATGACAATATATATACACAATTATCCAAATAGCAAAAATTTCTTTTTGAACATCGTCTGGTTTCCATCCCTTTTTTCCTATCTGTTAAGTATGGGGGAGGATTGCTTAGTAAAAACGACTTTGAACAACATAAAAAATGGCATTGTCATCGCTCATGGAGAGGAACTTACACCAGCTATTATATACAACCTAAAGGAACAAGGAAACAAGATAGTCTCCTTCGATATTAACGATTCCTCTACCTTCACATACACATATTGCAATGACCCAAGCATCAGTCAAATAGACCTAATATTTAAAATCAGTGGTCTCCAAAATAGTCGCTTTGGTCAAGAATTTATTTTGGAGGATGATCTTTCTTACTCCTCAGAGACCCGGCAATTTATGAACGAATGGCAGTGGGATGTATATTGTAAAATGAGGGAGGAAAACAGGATACATTCTTTGCCATACATTTTGTGGAAGGATTTCCCCGGTCATAAATGGTCTTATTATCAAAAGAAAAAGAAGGTGCTTATACGAGGTGGTAACCATTTTTATCGTTACTTACTCTTTCTCAATCTCCTCAAGCATAATTTATGTGACGAGAGCTCTGGTTTTCCTATAGGGGATTACTATTTACCAAACATGAGCACACAATACCGTTTTTGCGAAACATGTATAGAAGAATTTCAGAAAAACGGTCGTCTGTCCTACGCTTATTTCAAGAGAAATAAACACACTTGTAACAATCCCTATATCAATTGGCAGGAGAAACCTTTACCTCCCGGCTTCTTCCATACAGATGTCGGTCAATGGAATAACCGCTGTGCTCCTCTTTTCTACTTCTTAGCAGATAAGATTGTGGAAAAACATGGAGAGATAGACAGACGGATCTTAGAAGAATCTTTAAACACCCCCTACTATCATGGGGATGAGTTTACTCGTATCGCCTCCACTTACTCTATATTTGGGGACTTCAAGTGGATTTTTTCTATCTATGCGCCTCCCCGCTTCTGGGAAGCCGCATCCCTGAGCGCAGTAAACCTACTGCCAAAGAGAACCAATGAACAAGAATACTTCCCAGAGATAAAGGAAGGAGAACATTATATAACTTTCAAAGAAGATTTCTCTGACATTAAAGAAGTGGTTGAAAGCATTACAGAAGTTGATTATAATCGGATAACTGATAATTGTCTCGACCACTATCATATGTGGATTAAACCTGGTCGTTTACCAGTTTCAGTTAATTTGTTAAAACATATGACTGAAAAAATCCTCAACCTACAGTAGGAGGATGATATGAAAAGAGCCAAACCTGCTACTTTTTACGATAGGGACTACTACTTACGAGGAATTGAAACTGGCAAGAGTTGCTATGAGAATTACCGTTGGTTACCAGAATTAACAATGCCAATGGTAATGAGGATGATAGATTATCTTCATATCAGACCAGATCAAACAATATTGGATTTCGGCTGTGCTTTCGGTTATGTTGTAAAAGCCTTTCGTCTCCTACATAGGGAGGCATGGGGGTTTGATATAAGTCCTTACGCCATCCAACATGTAGACGAATTAGTTAAACCATATTGTTTTCTACCAAATAAACCCGTTGAAATTCCAGAATCCTTTGATTTTTGCATAGCCAAAGATGTATTGGAACATATTGATTATCAATGTATAAAATCCGTACTCAAGAACATAAATGCCAAACACATCTTTGCCATTATACCACTTGGAAACGGAGATGGGAAGTATATAGCCCCATCAAATAATCTAGATAAATCCCATATCATTTGTGAAGACATAAATTGGTGGCTGGATACATTTTACACTTCATGTTGGGAATTAATTCACTTTGGTTATCGCATAGATGGAATAAAGGACTCCTACTACAAAAACTATCCACGAGCACACGGTTTCTTCTTCACAAGAAGGAGGTTTTAATGGACCAAGATGATGGAAAGACACGTTCTCCCAAAGAGGATGTACTCTTTCTTGAAGAAATCGACCGTGGAAAAATAGAAGGATTTACTACATACTTTAAACACAGACAGGAGCACTTCCGAGAGATATTTAAGATGCAGTTCACCGAAAGGCGAGCAAAGAAAATATTTAAAATAGAATTTGGAGGAGACTAAATGAGAGAAATACCTTTACTACACACTGACTTCTTAAAAATGATAAAAGCCCTACCAAACCCTGACACATTTGAAGGTGGCGATATGGTAAGTCTGCCCGTTACAGATACACTTACCAATCAAAAGCGCCATTTTCTCTTCCGTCTTCGCAAATTTTGCGATGAAAATAACAAGGAGCATGTCTATTGGACAACAAATCTGAATATAGCTATAAATCAGAAGGAGACCAGTCATGTGGATGCAAACGTACACTCATAAAAGAATACTTCCCCACGCACCAAAAATTGAGGACATTGTCCTTGAGGATATTGCCCATTCATTGTCCTTAACTTGCAGATATAATGGACACACCAACACCTTTTATTCTGTTGCAGAGCACTGTGTCCGTCTGAGCTTAATAGAACATAAGTCTTCAGAGCAATGGCGTCTCATGCACGATGCTTCGGAGGCATACCTTGGAGACATTATCACCCCAGTAAAATTGTTGCTCAGGTCGTTTCGACCAATCGAACAGAATTTTCATTCTCTTATAGCCCAAAAATTTAATCTTAATTTAAAAGACTACAATCATCAAGTAATGCTTGCCGAAATGATACTCCTTGCCACTGAGGCAAGAGACCTCATGAATGTAAACCCTGCATTAGATTGGGGAATGAAAACAGAACCTCTAAAGGAGGTGATAAAACCCTGGCCTTGGATGCGGGCAAAAAAAGAATTTCTCCAACGTGCGAAAGAATTAAATATTCGGTAATAAAAGAGAGGCAGTCTGAAGGTCATGGGGGCAGAATGGAAGGAGCAAACCATTCTTTTACTTCAGACTGCCAACTCATTTTACTCCGCCAGCATCTCCTTAAAGCGGTTATACAATCGCATCCTTTCTTCCAAACCAATAACCCCACCATTAATTCTCTTTGTTATAGCCATTATATCCTCTAAATCTGCCAAAGGATTTAGAGAGTGTTTCCTCCAAAACCATCCCGCACTAGCCACAGCCCCTTCGACTGTGCCTAAGTAAGCAATTACAGAATCACCCACCATATTAAAATCTAAAGACAATTCAATATAGTTGTTTCTTCCCGTAATTTGAATAAGTCCTCTCCCCCTATACTTCCAACCATCTCCAGAAGATTCTCCCCTATTGCCCATCCTATTTGCATAAACTTTATTCGCAATTCTTTCTGGATTTCTTACATATCCTTCTGTGGATTCTACTGTTGGGAAATGCTTCTTGAATACTCTCATTAATCCCGCCTGAGAATAATTTAAATTCTCCACTATCCGAGAAAATCCTGCAGATTCGTGACCTGTCTGTGCCAAAAAAGCGGCTTGTCTTAAAGGAGTATTTATTTCACACAGTTTCATGTGTCTATTCAAAGGTTCCACGAATTGAGCAAGTTTCTCCACATCTGTATTAAATACTCCTGTTAAAATTTGCAATGTGATCATTTTCCTTTTCCATCTCCTTATATCTTATCAAAAATATACAATTTTCCTTTTTCTGTTCACAGGCAGGAACACATGGAGCATCTGTCCTTCTACAATAGTCTTTTTCATTATAAACAAATGTGATCTTCATAGTTTCCCCGCAATCTTCAGTGCAAATAAAGCAACCACAATCATCTTTACAATGTCCCAAAGTAAGGATTGAAGATTTACCGCGGCGGCCGGTGCAGGTATTATATTACTCAAAGCTGTTTTCAAACTAGCCAATAAAGATTCTGCGGAATTCAGTCGTTCAAACACTTCTCGATGATCCTTCTCTTGTAACCCCTTAAACTCTTTAAACAGATTGCTATTGTTATCAATCCGTTCTTTAATAAGTACACATTCGCCTTCTAATTTGGTGACTGAAATTTTCATTTCATTGGTCTTTCTTTTATTACAATCCAACTCCAACTCAATTCTTTTCAATTCCTCCACAAATGTTCTCTCAAATTTATCAAGAGCACCCTCGTTCCTCTCCTCCATCTGCTTCAGCTTATGATTCAACTTCTCCTCTAAACCTTCAAGTTCCATTCTTGTTCTCTCCCATTGAAAATAAGGATTCCCAATCGAACATAACACCAAGCTATCGCCACACACACCGCTCTGACAAAACCAACAATAAAGGAATGAGATTCAGATGGTAGGGACATTGCCATCAACACAGCCAGATAAAACCATAAAGAGAACAAAAGAAAAGAGGAAACTTTTCTCCACCTAAAAGACAAAAAGAAAAAACAAATTAGTTGATTTATGCCCAATCCAAATAGAAGCAAACCCCACTTCAGTTCATCCATTTGCTGAGACATCACCCAGTAGGCTCTATGAGAAGAAAAGGTAGACCATGGCAACAAGAGAAATGCTCCCCACAATCCTGTAATAAGACCAATCCATAATTCTACAAATTCGGTATCTGCCTGTAGAAATACAAATCTAATTCTATTCCATGCTCGATTAAGATATAATTTCATTATTATTTCTCCTCCTTCTTTATCCTACATTTGTTACTTCTATGGTCAATGAATCCTCTATTATATCTCCATTTGTTGTGGTTATTTTCAGCGTTAAAGTATATGTTTTACCTAAAGTACCTGCCTGAACAGTGACATATACATATGGAGACACAACAGAAGGAGAACCCGAAATCATTGTTGCAGAAACATCCACTCCATTACTATCTGTAATGATAGCAGAAGTAACACTTGATACGGTATCTTCAGCGGCTAGAGAAAGAGATAAATCAAACTCCAACTTTCTTTTTTCTGATGCCCTCTTACGAAATATGTAAGGTTTCATTTTAAACCTCTTTACGAAGCGGTTGCAGTTACCGTATAAGTTACTTTCAAAACATCATTATCATTGACAGCCTGATCTCCACCAGTAAACAATGCCGTACAGAACAATGTTCCTGTTGTTCCGCCTTTTGTACTGTTACTAACTAAGAAAGCACCTTTGATTGTGGTAGTTCCACTCATTGTGAAATCTCTAGCCGTGCTGTTTGTCATGACACCACCAGAAGAAGCCCCCTCGGACCATTCACCACGGGTTGCTTCATCATAAGCCTGATCTTCAGTCCATCCTGCATGGGAAGACATTGTATCAGCGGCCGCCAACGCAGAATAGCCAGAACTCGAAATCAAACCTATGTACCAAGTGGTTATCTGAGTAGTTGCATGGAACATAATGTCAAGGATTGAATTTAAACCTTCTGTAACAACGGCATTCTTTGCATCATCCACCCATTTAAGATTGCCATCTTTATCATAGCACTCAACATGAAACACACCACCAACTGCTAATTTAGCTTCATTCATAACAAAACCTCCTTAAATTTTAAATTTAATATTGTCCTTAACGACAAATTCTATACCATCAATGATAGAAAAAAAAATTGTTGTTTTTTTAACCTTAAATTTCACAATACTTATTTGTTGCTCCTTTATTCCAGAAACTATAACTGAAAAGTTTAATGATGTCAAAGCCTCAACATCTACCGCTCCTGGTGTGTATGAAAC